GGCGATGTCGCAGTAGTTACCGGTCGGTTTCACGCAGCCAGCGAGAGGCGCGACTAGCAAGCCCAGCATCATCCAGAATTTCAACATCGTCCCTCACTCTCTGAGCGGCCCGCACAGCGACAAGTCTGTCCTCGGCTACCCTAAGCTCAATTTGTGCTACTGCGCTGTCTACGGCGGCGCTACGCCAGCGTAGAAGCGCAAGGATGGCCGCCAGTGCGATGACGGCGTAGATGCGCCAGCGGATGCCCCACATCAGCGGTCACCGTTTGCCCATTTCTTGAGGCGCTCTTTCATGATCCAGAGACCGGCCAGCAGGACGATCCCGCAGATGCCAATCGCGACGAGCTGGGCGGTGCCATCGAGGGCAGCGACGGCAGACACACCGCCACCGACCGCAGTCGCGATCTGAACCGACGATGCCTGAACGGTAGTCGATTGTGCGACCGATGTCCGCTTAGCTTCAGCCTCGCCAAAGAAGGTTGGGACGTGGAAGCATGGGCATGCCTTGTTTGCATACTGGTTGTGACCAGACAGCTTGAGGTCACCAAACCGGCGCTTAAGGTCGCCAACGATGTCGATCAATGCCTTTTCCTGCGCTGGCGTAAAGTGTTGAGCAAAGTTGTCGTCGGCTGTGCCGCCCTTGCCGCCGATCAGGCAGATGCCAATCGAGTTGGCATTGTGGCCAGCGACGTGTGCGCCTGTGCGATTGATGTCGCGACCAGTGGCTACAGTGCCGTCGGTATCAATGACGTAATGATAGCCAATATCTGCCCAGCCATTGTCCTCAACATGCCAACGGCGGATTTCCGCCACTTTGTCAGCAGTGCTGCGGCCATCCATCCAAGATCGCGGAGTGTCGGCGCAGTGGATAATGATTTCGTTGATAGTTCGCATAGCGTGCCTCCATTGAGTTGGGCGAATTCAAGCAGGTCGTTGGCCTGATCAAACTCGGTGAATTGCTGGTGGTTGATGTAGGTATTCTTAGCGTCACTCATATCAGATCTATGCACGATCCGCATCAAGTTCTGGTCAAACGCGATCAGGACGTAATATTCCGCACGTAGACCGCCGTTGGTGTAGTTGTAGCACCCATTATGGCGTTTGGTTGCCGACTTGACCTCGACCTTTACCGGTGTGTCATTCACCATCACGATCAGGTCAAACGAGCCATCGATGACGTGGGCTTCCATGCCATGCTTCTCAAACATATAGGCCGCCCAGAATTCACCTGCGCGGCCGATACGTGTGGCTCTCTGCTTCACTGCCCGACCTTGTCCTTCAACGACATCCAGACAGCGCCGGCGATGAATAACAGCGTGCCCGTCGTCACTATCTTAACGGTCGTGGCCCACATCGCTTTGCGAGTGTCGCGCCATGACCCTAGCAGGCTCCGCAGTTCGTCGATGTCACGGCCAGCGTGTTCGTCATGCAGCCCAAGCTCTTCAAGAGCAGCTCTAGCGCCGCGTTTAGCAGCCCTGTCGAGCATTGCCTCAAGTTCTTCATGGGTTATCTGCACGCTGCCCATAGACATCACCTACACGTTTTTGATGCGAAACTTTGCAAAGTCGCCATCCATCAGCTTGCGCTTAGCATACTCTGCAAACTCTTTTGTCCCGATGGCGGCACCGCATTCCTTTGCCCATTGCTCGGCAACGATAAGCGGGATCGAGCCAACCTTGCGGACAGCCATCTCGCCAAACATCGACGGTGCGGCCTCGCGCTCGTAGGCGTTCTGGTCAAGCAGTGATTGGATGTCCTGCGACTTGCGGATGACTAGCTTGCCATCAACGAAGTCATATGTCTCATTCGCTGTCTGCATCGTCGGCCTTCTTCGCTGGCTTTTTCGGTGCAGTTTTCGGGGTGATGTCTTTGGCAAAACCGGCCGCAACTAGCTCTTCGCAGAGGTGATCTTCCACGTCGCCAGTCCAGCCCATCCCGCGGGGCTTGCCGTCGATCCACGGCTTGAGGTCAGTGGTGATTTCAATCTTCTTGGACATATTCGTCTCCCAAATGTGGTTGTGGGGAGCGGATCACTCCACTCCCCACAGTTGGTAGCACAATATTATGTGCGTGTCAGCTTAGAGCGACGGATCGATGTCTGCGATGATCCCATGCGCTTTTTCCGAATCCACTTGGAGGCCATACTCAACCGAGATAAGGCGGCGCTCAGAGTGACCGGTGCGGGCCAACGGCTTCTGAGTGGTGGTGGACAGGTATGCAACGCGAGCCATCGACGGGTCGAGAACGAACACGTCACGCGAACGAACGAAGCGGGACGGAACGATCTGCAGATCGCCAAAGTCGGACACGTAAACGTCAACCGAGGCGACGACTTTTTTGTCCGAGATGTCGCGGTAGCGGGTAGCCGAACCGGTGAAGGTCGAAGAAATCTTCTGCTTCACGCCAGAGCCACAGAGAACCAGCGAAGGCTCAGCACCGTTGTCCCAGCACGAAGCGATCACGCCCTTGAGCATATCTTCGGTCAGCGCACGCAGACTGCCGTCGGTTGCTGCAGTGGTCGGTGCGCCAGCGGTGCCGCCGGACAGTGCGCCGTTTGCGCCACCGGTGCCACGGTCTACGTTCGACTGGAGGAACGCAGAGAGCGAAGCGGTTTCGCGAGCGGTGCCGGATGCGCCTGCAACAGCAGCGTTGTTCGAACCCACCAACATGGTCTCCATGTCGCGCTTCAGCTCTTTCAACTTATAGGCGATTTGCTTCGCCATCTTCTGAGCATCGCCAGCGCCGTTTACTTTCTCGGCGGTGTCGGTAACCTCAACGATTTTATCGCTGATCTGGCTGTAGTTGCCGAGGCGTTTTGCGTTGGTCGGTGCATCCGTAGCGGGAGCGTTCTCGCCCTCGATTACACGGTTGGAGTCCGAAGCAGCAGCCAGATCAACCTCTGCCCACTCAAAGTAGGTGTTCGAGATCGACTTTTTGCCGATGGTGGACATGAACGGAGTTTCAGTTGGCGAGATCGAGATCAGCGCGTCCTGAAGGTCTTCGCGGATAGTAGAGACGTCGTAAGTCTCGTTTGCATTAGCATTTACACCCATTTTAATCTCCTATGGTTAATGGGTCAGGACAGTAAGAAGTTGGCCACGTCATCGACGGAACCAGACTTCGCCATCCGAGCTTTCGCCTGTTGCGTCTTCGCCTTCTTGCTGGCGTTCTGAGCCGGTTTCGGACCTGCCTTCATCACCTTAGGTGCGGCGGCAGTCTTCGCCTTAGCCTCCGAACGCGCTTTCTGCTGCTGACGCCACTTGTAGGCATCGTGCAGAATGCGGATCTGGCGTGCATCGACGATCTGGCTAAGCTCCTCCGGCGTGTAGCCGTACTCGCTCGAACCCACATCGATCAGTGCTTCGCGGAGCTTTTTCGCAGTCTCAGGGTCGGCGAATTCAGGAACCGCCTCCTTCAATCGTGCTACTTGCTGCTGCAGCATTTGTTCATGCTGTGCGGCACTGAATGCAGCCTGACGTTGCTGCACTGCGACAAACGCTTCCTGCTGCTGCTGGTACTCGGCCAGTTGGCTTTCATATTGCGCCCGCTGCTGCATGTAGCCAATCGGGTCGGTCTGAGCCAGTGCTGTATCCGGTGCCTTCGGCGGCTGGATAGGGTTTGACAGACGCTGCTTCAGACCATCGATCTGAGCCAGCTCGGTTTGCAAGTTCTGCGCCATAGTCTGGACCTGTTTACGGGCCTCGGCTACTTCACGCATCCCCTGCTGGATATACTGCTGACCACTGTAACCTCTGCGGAGTTCATCGGTCGTCACCTGAATTTCAACTCCGTCCACCGTAACGGTGTGGAGCGGTTCTGGTTGACCTTCATCCTCTGCGGGATCAGTGTCGCCGTCATCCTCTTCGTCGTCGTAGGCTTCCTCATCAGAGGCGTCGGCTACGTCGTCGTCTTCATCATTTTCGCTAACTTGGTCTTCCAAGTCAACATCTGCCTCCGGCTGATCGTCTTTAATGGCCTCATCCGCAACGGGTGCCGCCTCTTCAATGAGGGCCAACGTCTCCGCATCAATCGCATCGTTCATGGTGTAGTCCTTTCAGGTTGCTACTGTTTGCGCTTCTCGATCTCGCCGTCGGCCATCATGCCATCCAGTTCATCGATCAGCTCTTTGACTGCGAGGACCATTCCCCGAGCCTTCATGACGCCGGCGTCATCAGACCCCTTGGCTGTCATTATGTTGATGTGGCGCTGGCGAATTCGATCCAGCGCCTCCATCATTGTCTCATCTTCTAGGATCTGCTTTGCCGCCGATCCCAGACGGATTGCCTCCATATCCATCATTCACTCCTACTGACGTGGCGCCATCTGACCAGCAAGGATTTGCTGCTCCGGTGCACCTTGCCCGTATTTCATCCGGAGTTCAGCACTTTTCAACATCATGTCCTGCAGCATCTTATCGCGCTGGCGGTCATCATCCATCTGCAGCTTGGCAGCGTCCAGCTGTCCCTTCTGCTGATCGGCCTGCGCCTTCTGCATGACCTTCATCTGTTCAGCCTGCAGGAATGCTGCATTCGGGTCTGCCCCGCCTTGCTGCGCCTGCTGCTGCGCCTGCTGAGCCTGTTGCATGAGCAGCTGCTGCTCTGCCTGCGGGTTCATCGGTGCAAAGTAGCGGTTGCTGTTATACAGGCCGCCGAGAGCAAGCAAGTCCGAGATCGTGTTGCGGATGTGGGTCAGGGTCACAACACCGTTGGTTGGGCCGTAACCTTGGTAAACCTCGCGCTGCAGCTGCAGCGTCTGCATCAGCATCATCTGGCGCTCTTCTTCGCGGCCAGTGCCGAGACCAATATTCACTTGAATATCCATCTCGGTATTCCAGACCCGCGGATCCATCTGAACAAAGCGCCCCAGCGACGGCGACATGAATTGCAGGACGTCCGCGTGCTTGCTCAATAGTGCCAGCATCAACTTGAACAGGCGCTTACCGCCGGTCTCAGCGAGGTTGCGAGCCATGACCTCAACCTGACCAGCTGCCGCCGATACGGTGGCCGTCACAGCCTCCTTGGTGGTCGACTGCAGCGCATCAGGGTTCAAACCCATGCTTGCGCGAGATACGCCGGTTTTAACCTCGACTGCCTGATCTACGTACTGCAGCGCCGACAGGGTCTGGCCAGCGACGAACGGCACGGCCAGCGGCTGCACGGCGCCCTGCTGTTCCATGCGAACGATTGCGCCGATCTCGTTGTTCATAAGGTCGTCTAGGTTGACCTGCCCGCGGACAGCTGCCAGACGCGGGTTGTTGACCATTGCCACGTTATCGAGAACGCCGCGCAGGATTGCGGTCGCTGCGTCTTGATCCTCCATGACGATGTCGGCCAGAGACCGGCCAAACACAGCGTGCGGCTCCGGATCGATCTGGAACACAGCAAACGGGATCTCGTCATATGGTTCATACTGCAGCAGCTTGTAGTTAGAGCCACCAAGCAGGAAGCGATACAGCGGAGCGGTTCCGGTGCCATCGATGTCCATGCGCATGTATGCTTCAGTAACCATGACCTTCTGCATGGTCTTGTCGACTGCGCTTTCGTCTTCGTTTGGATCGGTGACATAACCGCGGCGAGCCTGATCCTCAAGGGCAGACTGGCTGGTTGTATCGGTCGAGCTGTTCAGTTCAATCGCGTCGTCATACTCGACGCCCATTGCGACAAGGTCAGCGACACGCATGTCGCGACGGTGACCACAGACATAGCAGCTGTCGATATTCCGAGCGTTGCGATCGATAAAGAATTCTTCTGGGGGCACATTTTCAACACAGAGCTTGCCTGAGCGTTTTTTGTGCATCAAGCGAACGTCAAATGTAGGCTCTGACTTCTGCACGCCCTGCATGCCGTCAATTTGGGTAACGTCCTCAGTGACAACCTGAGCCATCTCGACGATCTCAACCTCGGGGTCGAGTGCCAGCGCCATCATCTGATCCTGAGACAAGCCGGTAAAGTTGTAAACTTTTGGCGCCTCATAGTCGTCGTAATACGCCTTTACGATACCGGTCTTTTTAACCAGAGCATCGTGGAACGCATCGCGCAGGATCGAGAACCCGCCAATCTGGTTAAA